GCACGAGAGTTTTTGACGGACACGTCGGGAAATCGTAGATTTTGGGTTCTCGCGGTGAAAGATATCAACGTCAATCATGGTGTGAACATGCAACAGCTTTGGGCACAAGTGAAGGACACTATGTACGTTCCTGGTCAAAAAAATTGGTTTTTATCACCTGATGAGCGAGAGCTCTTGCAAGAGAGTAACGAGGCTTATCGTACGCAATCGAGTGTAGAAGATCTAATCCTTGAACACGTTAATTTTAATAGTGATTATGCAAAGCCAGTACAAATGACAAAGCTGTTGCGCGATTTGGGGATCAAATCCCCAAGGATGCCAGACTTTAAAGAAGCGAGTCGTGTCTTACACGAAAGAGGCATCGAACCGCGCAGAAGTAATGGTAAGAAGATTTATGATCTAGATTACACCCCGGTCGAGGAAGATAGTAGTGGGTTTAGTAGCAATTTTGGGAGCGATTGATGATTAAATTACCAAATAAAAAATACAAAACTATATACGCTGATCCGCCATGGAATGAACAAGGGGGCGGCAAAATTAAACGCGGTGCTGACAGACATTATCCTTTGATGAAAACAAAAGAGATAAAAGAGATACCCGTGAATGAAATAACAGACGATGAATGTTGGTTGTTTATGTGGGTTACTAATAACTACTTGAAAGATGGCATAGAAGTTCTTGAGTCTTGGGGATTTAGGTATGTAACCAACATAGTTTGGTGTAAAGATAAATTTGGCATAGGTTATTATTTTAGGGGACAACACGAACTTTGTTTGTTTGGAGTCAAAGGCAAACTCAAACCTAAACTCCGAAATGTTCCTAGTGCTTTTTATGAGCCTAGAGCTAAACACTCATCTAAACCCAACAGAATTAGAAAGATCATAGCAGATATGAGTCATGAACCAAGAATAGAATTATTTGCAAGAGAGACAGCCGAAGGCTGGGATAGTTGGGGTAACGAAGTTGATTAAGGTCTATGTAGGAGATTGCCGAGAGACGCTCAAGAACTTAGCTGACGAAAGTGTGAATACATGTATTACGAGTCCACCATACTATGGCCTAAGAGATTACGGAGAGAGCGAACAACTCGGCTTGGAAGAAACACCAGAACAGTTTGTGGACAACTTAGTCCAGGTGTTCCGTGAGGTGAAACGTGTGTTACGCAATGATGGCACAGTTTGGCTCAACTTGGGTGATAGTTATGCTATGAGCAATATGAGAGGTGGTGATAAAGAGTTTTCAGGTAATGTTGGAGCTCACAATCATTATGAAAAATCAATTCAAAAGGTCAAAAAGAATATACCAAACGGATTGAAACCAAAAGATTTGATTGGAATACCCTGGCGAGTAGCGTTTGCCTTACAAGCTGATGGTTGGTATTTAAGACAGGACATTATTTGGCACAAGCCTAATCCCATGCCAGAAAGTGTTAAAGATAGATGCACAAAAGCACATGAATATATATTTTTATTGAGTAAGAGTCCTAAGTATTACTTTGATAATGAGGCCATAAAAGAAGATGCTAAATTTCCTGATGGACCTAACACGCCAGGCAGTATCAAAGCGGTAGATGGTGTTTATTCAGCTAATTTGCAAAAAATAGGTGCTAATCCGAAAAGAAACAAACGCGATGTGTGGACAATCACAACTAAGCCTTATAAAGAAGCTCACTTTGCAACCTTCCCTATGGATTTAATAGAGCCATGCGTATTAGCAGGTTGTCCAAAGGGTGGTGTTGTTTTAGATCCGTTCGGTGGATCAGGGACGACTGCACAAGTCGCTGATGGTTTTAACCGGGATGCGATCTTATGTGAACTCAGCCAAGATTATGTAGAACTGATAAAAAGGCGACTGAATGTAGGTCAAGATTTGTTCGCCGAGATAGAGGTTATTGGTGAGAAAAACAGTGCATAGTACACTGTCATGGGCTGTTGAGTGTTGTGGGGTGTGGTGGTGGATTGTGCTTATATGTGCGAATAGTTGTATAAATATGTATATGTATGTGTAAGTTTATAGTAGAAGGGTATAGTGAAAGGGTATAGTAAAGGTATGCTATACACTCTAAAAAAGCCTTTATTTACTTGGTTATTAGAGATATAAGGGTATAGTGTATAGTAAAGTAAAGAGAGTGTTTAGTGTAAGCCATAAGAATGTATTCTTACGGGTTGCATTTAGGGTATTTAGAAATAGCTATACACTACCCTTTGTACACTGTTTATAATTGAGATCTAATTATGGGAAGACCAAGAAAACCAAAAGAACCATTAGTCGATACGCCAGAGCAATTCACCAAGGACGAAGAACATGGTTTAACAGAAATGCAAGCGAGCTTTGTCTGGCACTATACCGAAGGCGCATGCGGTCAAAGCGAAGCTGCCAGACGAGCTGGATATGAGTTTCCAAGTCAGTCTGCTAACAAGCTGTTAAATGGTAAGGACTTTCCAAATGTGGTTAAGGCAATCAGGATCAAGCAAGAAGAGCTCGCAGAAAAGTTTGCGATCACGCCACAGAAAACCGGGACAATGTTGTGGAAGGTCATGGAGAAAGCTTACGAGAACGGACAGTTCAATGCAGCCGTTTCGGCCATTAAAGAACTAAACCAGCTCGGCGGATTATCAATAAATAGATCTCAAAACATAAACATAAATGCGAACTTGGAGAAGATGTCGAGAGAGGATATCAAAGAAAGATTGAGCCAGCTCTTGGGAGCTAATACAGACGACTACTCGCCTAAAGATAAATAGATATTACAACTTGCTTTCGGCGGTCTTTTACGCCGAGAAAAAAAATCTGAGAAAAAAAAATCAAAATGCTGTAAGTTATTGATTTTATTAGCTTTTTTCCGCATATTCGTAATTACAATCTTGTGCAACTATGTGCAACTTGTGCTCACAATAGGAACGCATAACAATCTGGAGTCCCTAAGAACCGCTTTTTTCCTGGCATTTGATTAGCCAGGGACACCTACCCCAAGGTTTTCGGGCAGCGCGTAGCAGTTGTAGTTATAACTAGGTTTTACACATAAGATCACCAAAAAAAATGATTCCTTTGAATTGTAATTTTGTGCAAATTTTGAGACACTCTTGCAATGCCTATCAATAGCAGAAACAAAGGAGCTAAGTTTGAGCGTGATATTGCCAAAATTCTCAATGGTTTCTTCCGAGAGAATGGTATCGAATACGAAACCAAACGTAACCTCGATCAATACCAGCAAAAAGATCTATGCGATCTCAACATCCCTAACCATGCGGTTGAATGTAAGCACTACAAGGAAGGCGACTGGCTCAAATCTGCCTGGTGGAATCAAGTTTGCGAAAGCTCAGGCGACAATATCCCAGTTCTTATATTCAAATTCAATCGAAAACCCATACGAGTCTGCATACCTTTTTATGCAATCAACCCAGATTGGCCAAAAGAAAACGAGAAAATCTGCATAATGTCTATGGAGGACTGGTTAGACATTTTGAAAAAGAATTGGAGTTCTTATGAATCCATATAAGATTGACGGCCCAGCTCTTATCAGCTTTAGTGGTGGTCGTACTTCCGCTTATATGCTTTATCATATTTTACAAGCGCATAATGGATCTTTACCAGACGATATTTATGTAACTTTTGCCAATACTGGGAAGGAAATGCCCGAAACCTTGGATTTTGTAAACGATTGTGGCTTGCATTGGGACGTAAAAATACATTGGTTGGAAATGCGGATCTATGACGAAAGGCCTATTTATCGCACCGAGGAAGTTACCTACGAAACAGCGAGTCGCAAAGGGGAGCCTTTCCAAGCACTTATTGAGCGCAAAAAGATGTTACCCAATCCAGTCACACGTTTTTGCACGTCGGAGCTGAAAGTTATGCCCATGAAACGATTTATGAAAGAAAAAGGATTCAAAGAGTGGACAAATGTTCTTGGTTTACGCTACGACGAACCACGTCGCGTCGGCAAACAGTTTAGTGCAAATGAACGAGACGTGAATCCTTGGGAGTCAGTGATGCCGCTATACGATGCGAGAGCAACAGTTCAAGATGTATTTAAGTTCTGGGAGGCCAGTAATTTTGATCTTAATTTACCCAATCATGGTGGTAAGACTTTAGCTGGTAATTGTGACCTTTGTTATCTGAAAGGCATGAAAACCATAACCAGTATCTTGAAAGAGCGTCCAGATCTAGCTGATTGGTGGATTGACCAAGAGAATAAGATAGAAAAACTGAACACAGGCACGGAATACGAAGGCAAAATTGTGTCCACAGCTAAATTTAGACAAGATAGACCGCCTTACATTGAGCTGGTTGATATATCGAAAGAGCCAGATCAATTTATAGACATGTTCGGAGACGATGGTATGAGTTGTTTTTGCCATGATTAAGATTAAATGTTTAAAATATCCACACGATATATTGTGGACAAGTTATGAAGCAGCAACAACAGAAGTCTGTTAAAACAAAAAAGGAGTTGAACGAATGGATAAGACAACAACAGCTGCGAAAGCACAAACAGTAATCGGTTTATGACTTACCAGTTTAATAAGTTTTACTACAAACCGCTGCCAAATTTTCTTGAAGTCCGCGAAAGTGATATAGAAGGTTCAGGTGTCTTTGCGAAAGAAAAAATAGATGGTCACACGGATGTTGGTATGAGTCACATCAAGGTTCCTATCATCCAAGGCTACATACGAACGCCATTAGGTGGCTTTGTAAATCATTCCTCAAATCCTAACTGTTGTTTGATTGAGGAAATGGATTGGGACGATTACAGAATATTCCACATTTACACGATGCGAGCAATCCGCTCTGGTGAAGAGCTCACGCTGAACTACCATGCCGACGAAGACAGCTAGTCTACCTAAGCATGGGGTTACAAGCTTGCTAGTTTCCGAAGAAGAGACTGATTCATTTTTAGATTATTTGGTTGAAACGGAACCTGAACCCGCAAAAATACACAGTCAAGGCCAAGAAAAGGAAGAAAAAGGTGTCCGGGATGCAGAAATACGCTACATCGACGAAAAACAAACGCGTTTGTATAGGATTCTTAACAAAATCGCTTTTTCAGCCAACAAATACTTCAAATACGACATACCTGGTATCGAAAAAGCACAAATAATTACCTACAAAGCGCCTTCTAAGGGTTATGAATACCACATGGATATAGGTCCTGATGGCACAGCTGCTACTCGCAAGATAAGTATGAGCCTCCTTTTGAACGAAGAGTACGAAGGGGGCGAAATATGTTTCCGTTCCAGCGAGTATGAAAGATGCACGCGTCCAGAAAAGGGTGAAGCGGTCATTTTCAGCTCCTTTTTGAGTCACAAGGTCAAGCCGATCACGAAAGGCGAGCGTTTTGTTGTCGTTGCTTGGTTTACTGGGCCGCCTTTTCGATAAACGTCCCTTGTGGTAGACTTTTTTCGTGGCTACTGACGACATAAACGTATTCGGATCTCTACGCGATTTCATTGCGGATCAATCCATGCGAGCTGTAGAGCGTGATAAACAAAAACTTGAGGCTATCCGTGCAGCT